ACAATTTTGAGACCATTGACGGTGACCACTTTGCTGCATATCCGGGAATCAACAAGAATGGTAAGTTCGAACTCTTTGGTGATGATTCTAACTACCTCTGCGATATGGATCGCAAGGCAACAGAGAAAGCTTACCGTATTGCCAGGCAGGCAAGGTTTGAGCATGGGGAAAGACCTCGTTTGAAAGGAGGGTTCTAAATGCGAGATTTAGCGATTGCCTATGGGAACAATCGGCAGGCAAAGAAATGGGTCAATAAGACCACCTCTTTTGATGAGCTTAAAGAAAGGTTGAAAGTTACTATCCGAACAACGGAGTCCGCCGAAGAGTATGCCAAGTTCAGCAAGGCACAAAAGGATAATGCGAAAGACCATGGAGGTTTCGTTGCAGGTGCGTTAAAAGGTGGTCGTAGAAAAATTGATGCTGTGGAACTACGCTCTATGGTTGCCCTGGATGGAGATAGGATAGATAAAACTTTTCTTGAAAACTATGAAACCAGCACACCCTATACCTCTGTTCTTTATACAACGCATAGCAGTACTGAGGAAAACCCAAGAGTCCGTCTTATCTTTCCTCTTACAAGGGATGTGACTCCGGAAGAGTTTGTAGCGGTTTCAAGATACTTGGCACAGATGCTCGGCATTGATTACTTCGATGAATGTTCCTATCAGCCAAATCAGCTGATGTATTGGCCGTCCACTCCGTCAAACGGGAGTTTTGTATATAAGGAAGTAGATAAGAATTGGCTTAATCCGGATGAAATATTAAACGCTCACCCTGAATGGACAGATCCTACGAGGCTGCCGACTTCATCCAGGGAGAGCAAGGCAAATACAGTAGCAAATCAGAAAGTGCAAGACCCTCTTGAGAAGGACGGCATTGTCGGACTTTTTAACAGGGTTTATTTCCCTGTATCAAAAGCAATCGAAGCGTTTCTGTCTGATGTATATGAGCCGACAGAAAACGAGAATAGGTATCACCTTATCGAATCAAGCAGTATTGCAGGTGTCGAAATTAAAGAAGAGGGCAAATTCGTATACAGCCATCATGCCAAGGACCCGGCATACCTTAAACTATGCAATGCGTTTGACATCGTGCGTATCCATAAGTTCTGTGACGATGATGATAAGAAGTCCTTTAGGGATATGTGTGAGTTTGCCATGCAGGTTGATGAAGTAAAAGTTCTTGCTGCAAACGAGCGACTTGCGTTAGCTGAAGAAGATTTTTCTGCAGACGGTGATGACTGGAAGACGAGGCTTAAGTATCAACCGAAGACAAGCTTACTTGAAAACAGTGTGTACAACTTAAACCTTATCCTAAATAATGATCCCGATTTTAGAAATTTTGCATATAACGAACTGGCAAACCGTATCCAGGTTACAGGCTCACTTCCCTGGGAAAGACCGGAGGGCAATAAGTTCTGGCGAGATGCCGATACGGCACAGCTTAAGTCCATTATCGATATCCGCTACCTTCCTTTTTCAAGCCGTAACCATGATGTGGCATTTACCAAGATTGCTGATGATAGACGTTTCCATCCTATACGGGATTACCTTGATTCCCTTCCTGCATGGGATGGAACAAAACGTGTAGAGGATGTCTTTATCAAATATCTAAAGGCTGATGATACCGATTATATACGCACGATCACAAGAAAGACCTTTGCAGCGGCTGTTGCACGCATCTATGTTCCCGGTATTAAGTTTGACTGCGTTCCCGTACTTGATGGTGATCAAGGCATAGGAAAAAGTACTATAGTTAAAGACCTTGTAACCGCAGATTATTATTCTGAAACCCTATCCCTTACGGATATGGATGACAAGTCTGGGGCTGAAAAACTGCAGGGATTTTGGGTGGTTGAAATCGGAGAACTTGCCGGAATGAGAAAAGCTGATATAGAAAAGGTTAAAGCATTCCTCTCAACCTCAGACGATAAATACCGACCATCCTATGGCAAAGTAGTTGAAAGCCATCCAAGACAGTGCATCGTCATTGCAACGGTTAACGGAGAGCGTGGATATCTGCGTGACATCACAGGTAACCGCCGCTTTTGGATTATTAAGGTGCATCAGAAAAAACAGAAAAAGACTTGGAGTTTTACAGAAGAATACAGACAGCAGTTTTGGGCTGAAGCAAAAGAAATATGGAAGTCCGGGGAAAAGTTGTATCTCGAAGGTGACATTTTAGAAGAAGCTGAAAAGGCGCAAAAGGGTGCGATGGAAACTGACGAGCGTGTCGGCATGGTGGAAGAGTATCTTAATACGCCTTTACCTGCGGACTGGGATGATATGGATTTGTTTGCCCGCCGTAACTACTTGAACGGCAGTGAGTTTGGAGGTACCCAGCATATAGGAACTATTACACGTACATCAGTAAGCAATGCAGAGATATGGTGTGAATGCCTAAATCATAGTCTCCCTGAATTAAAAACTACGGATAGCTATCAGATTGCAGCACTCATGGCTCAGATTAACGGATGGGAGCGAACCACTAATATCAAGCGTTTGCCGATTTACGGCAGGCAGCGTTTGTACCAGAAAACTACTTAAGCGTGACACACACAACACAACTTTTTCCCTTATATTCAAAATGGCTTTTTATAAATAAGGAAGTTAAATCCTGTGAGCGCACACCCGCGTAAGTAAATATAGGGAAAGGTTGTGTACTTTGTGTCCTTGTGTCAGATGGGAGGTAAAAGTGAGTGAAAAATATATAGAGCAAAAACTGGTAGCAACAGTTAAAAACATGGGAGGCATTGCCCCGAAGTTTGTAAGTCCAGGATTTAATGGTATGCCAGACCGCCTTGTGCTACTTCCTATGGGTAGAATCGCATTTATTGAATTAAAAGCACCGGGCAAAATGATGCGTCCTCTGCAAGTAAGGCGAAAAAGACAACTGGAAGCGTTAGGTTTTTCAGTTTACTGCATTGATAGCGTAGAGCAGATTAATGAAGTGTTACGAACGATGGGAGGTGATGCCGAATGAAGTTCATACCACATGATTATCAGCAGTATGCAATTGATTTTATCGAGAGCAAGCCAATATCTGCAATATTCCTTGATATGGGCTTAGGTTAGGAAAAACGGCAATCACTCTTACTGCATTGTTTGACCTATGTCTTGATAAATTTGAAATAAGAAAGGTTCTTGTGATTGCGCCATTAAGAGTTGCATCTCAAACCTGGCCTGCGGAAATAAAAAAGTGGGATCACCTCAAAGGCTTATCTTACTCTGTGGCTGTAGGAACGGAAAAAGATAGAATCAATGCCCTTATGAAAAGAGCCACCATTTATATCATTAATCGTGAAAATGTAGACTGGCTTGTCAACAAAAGCGGTATTCCCTTTGACTTCGATATGGTTGTCATCGATGAGTTATCTTCTTTTAAGTCCTATGGTGCAAAGCGATTTAAAAGCCTTCTGAAAGTAAGACCATCTGTAAGAAAAATTGTAGGTTTGACGGGAACACCTTCAAGTAACGGACTTATGGATTTATGGGCAGAGTTTCGTGTTCTTGATTTAGGTCAAAGGCTTGGAAGGTACATAACCCACTACCGTAGTGCCTACTTTGTGCCGGATAAGCGAAATGCTGAGATTATCTTTTCATATAAGCCACTACCGGGTGCTGAAGAAAAGATATACAGCCAAATATCTGATATTACGATATCCATGAAGTCTGATGATTATCTTAAAATGCCTGAATGCGTCATAAATGAAGTACCTGTTTATCTCAGTGAAAAAGAATGGAGCATCTATTCTGATTTTCGAGATGAGATGGTTGCAAATTTAGGTGATGAGGAAATTGATGCAGTAAATGCGGCAGTGCTTTCCGGTAAACTCCTACAGATGGCCAACGGAGCTGTCTATGATGATAAAAATAAAGCTCATCTTATTCATGACAGAAAGCTTGATGCACTGGAGGACCTAATTGAAGGAGCAAACGGTAAACCGGTGCTTGTTGCCTACTGGTATAAGCATGACCTGGAGCGTATCCAGAAGAGGTTTCCCGTTAGGCAAATAAAGTCATCGAAGGATATTGATGATTGGAATAATGGCTGTATCCCTATTGCTGTTATTCACCCAGCAAGTGCAGGACACGGTCTTAATCTTCAAAGTGGCGGTTCAACCCTTATATGGTTTGGACTTACCTGGTCTTTAGAGTTGTATCAGCAAACCAATGCCCGCCTTTATAGGCAAGGTCAAAATGAAACGGTTGTGATTCACCACATTATTACCAAAGACACCATAGATGAAGATGTAATTGTAGCACTTACTAAAAAAGAAAAAACACAAACCTCTTTAATTGATGCTGTCAAGGCAAAATTGGAGGTGGTGCGATGACCGACCCTTATGAGCAACTTGCAAATGCTATTATCCTGCAAGCAGTCAAGGATTATAGGGATGCACTGAAAAAACTGAAAAAACGTCCCCGCTATGATCCTGCTAAGGACATGATATCCGAGGTGGAGAGGTTCTTCCATTCTGATTGGTATAGAGAACTTACCTCTGTTGATGGGAATTTCCTAATCAAAAATTTAAGATTGGAGGTAAGTAAAGGATGAAAGTCAAGGAATATTTACACCAAGCATATCGTCTAGATAAAAGAATAGAATCTGACATTGAGGAAATGGAGTGCCTCAGAGAAATGGCAACAAGCGTGTCATCACCAAGCTGGGATGAGAAAGTGCAAACCTCGCGAAGTACAGATGCCAAGTTTGTAAGGTGTTTAGAGCGGATTATGGATTTGGAAAGAAAGATAAATGCCGAAGTCGATAACCTTGTAGCACTCAAAGAGCAGATAAGGTGTGTTATAAACGAGGTTGCAGACACGGATGAACGCATGGTTCTACGATATCGGTACGTTCACAACTTCACCTGGGAGCAAATCGGTGATGAACTTAATGCTGACAGAACAACGGTTTATAGGTGGCACAATGCAGCACTTAATCATGTGACCCTTCCCGAAAATCCTATTAAAATATAGTTTGCACATTCTGCAACACTTTGCAACAAGATACCACTATTGCATCTGTGTTATTATATAATCAGCAAAATAGATTCCAAGCCTTGTGGGTTCGTCCTGCAGGGCTTTTTCTATGTCCAAAAGCGAGGTGAAATGATGCCCTACAAACCAAAGCGTCCTTGTTCTTATCCCGGTTGCGGTCGGCTTGCAGACAGCGAGCAATACTGTGCCGAGCATAAAAAGGCAATGGACAAACATTACAACCAATATGAACGTGACCCTGCCTCTAACAAAAGATACGGTCGTGCATGGAAACGCATCCGTGACCGCTACATCAAGTCGCATCCTCTTTGTGAGGAATGTGAGAAACAAGGTAAGCTCACTCCCGCCGAAGAGGTACACCACATCCTCCCCTTATCTAAAGGAGGAGGAAATGAGAAGAGCAATCTCATGGCTCTTTGTAAATCCTGTCACTCAAGAATTACTGCAGAGAGCGGTGACCGGTGGGGGCGGTAAAATCTCTAAAACTTTTTAAAGCGGACAGCGGCGTGGGGCTTCCTGTTGAAAAACGCAGTTTCAAACGCGGGAATAGCCCCACCCCGGCAAAGCGAGGTGAAAACATGGCAAAAGACGGTACAAATCGAGGCGGCGCCCGTGTCGGCGCGGGTGCGAAAAAGAAGCCGCTCGCCGACAAAATTGCCGAGGGCAACCCCGGCGGCAGGAAGCTGACCGTTATGGAGTTTTCGGA